AGCGGCTCGAGTTGATATGGCCCAAGCTGGTGGCCAAGATGTGCTTCATTGGCTGCCGCAAGCCGAAATGGTCTGAGCGTGATCACTACGGATCGCCAGAACCGGTCTGCACCATCTACGGCCGCTCGCACCTTGACTACAAGGACCTCTTCGAGAAGTTTACCTTCGAGGGTCGCGAGAGCTACGCTCTCGGCAACATCCTCGCTGAAGAGGTTGGTGTTGGCAAGCTACACTACGAAGGCACCCTCGAGGAGCTGTACCACAACGCCTTTCCTCTCTTCTGCGCGTACAACTTCCGTGACGTCAGCGGCATGGTCGATCTGGAGGGCAAGTTCAAGTTCATCCAGATGGTGAACCAGATGGCACACGAGAACACGTGCCGCTTTCCTGACATGCTGGGCACTGTGCGCTACGTCGAGACAGGCATCACCAACTTCGCGCACACCAAGAAGAAGGTCATCGTTCCTGACAAGCGGATCATGACTGACGGTGACAAGGTCGAAGGTGCAATCGTGCTGACCCCGAAGATCGGACTGTGGGAGTTTCTCGGCTCAGTCGACTTGGTGTCACTGTACCCAACCGAGATCATGTCGGCCAACATCTCACCTGAGATGTTCATCGCGCAGTTCGTCGATGCTGAAGAGGCATGGTCTGCCATCATGTTCGGCACCACCACCGAGCACGTGCCGGTACCCGAGGATGAGGTGTACCGCGCCAACACGGACGACGGTGACTTCATCGAGATGTCCCGTGTGGAGTGGAAGGCCGTGCTGATCGAGCAGAAGTGGTGTCTCACCGCCTATGGCACGATCTTCGATCAGTCTCGTGGTATGGGCCTGGTGCCTGAGGTGCTGTCCTACTGGTTTGCAGAGCGCAAGCGGCTACAGGGCGAGAAGAAGAAGTTCGGTAAGCTGGCTCGCGAGGAGCAGGACCCAGTCAAGAAGGCTGAGTACGAGAGGCAGGAAGAGCACTTCGACCTGCTGCAGCTGACCAAGAAGATCCAGCTGAACTCAACCTACGGTGCGCTTTTGAATGCGGCGTTCCGCTTTGGTCGCAAGGAGATGGGTGCATCAGTGACGGCATGTGGTCGTGCTACCACCACACAGATGATGCAGGTCATTCACAAGCATCTCGAAGGCACCAACCGACGGTTGGTGAAGACGACTGAGGTGGACAAGGATGGCAAGGTCTCTCACGGCTACACCATCGATAGCGACGTCATCATCTACGGCGACACCGACAGCTGCTACTTCCGCACCAAGGCCACCAACAAAGCTGACGCCATCAAGATCGCCGATGAAGTGGCAGCGGTGGTGAATGCTGGATGGCCCGCCTTCATGGTCAACGCCTTCAACGTGCAGCCTGACTTCAACGGTCGGATGAAGGCCGGTCGTGAAGTGGTTGCTGAGCGTGGTCTCTTCCAAGCCAAGAAGAAGTACGTGCTGAAGGTGGTGGACAACGAGGGTGTGACACCCGCTGGTGGATACAAGCTCAAGTCGCAGGGCTCCGAGATCAAGAAGTCAGACACACCGAAGATCATCCAGGGCTTCCTCAAGGATCTGATGGGTCGCATCCTCTCTGGCGACGGCTACCCCGAGGTAGAAGCCTTCGTCAATGTGCAACGCAAGGCCCTCCTCGGCAAGGATGGTGACATCTTCTCGATGGGTGTGGCCAAGCAGGCCAACAATCTTGATGAGTACTACGCAGCATGGGTCCGTGCTGGTCGTCCTATTGCTGGCAAAGTTATGCTGCCGAGCGAGATGAACCGTGATGGCTACGCTGGTACCGCGGTACCAGGCCAGGTGAGGGCGGCCATTCACTACAACGAGATCGTCAAGGAGAAGGAGCAGGGTGCCAAGCTGGTCCGTGGTGGTGACAAGGTCCGTGTCTTCTACCTCAAGCCCAACCACCACCGCTGGAAGTCGATCGGTATTCCAGCCGAACTCGAGCGCTTTCCCGACTGGTTCGATGATGAGTTCGCAGTCGACAAGCGGTTGACTGAAGAGAAGATGTTCGACAACAAGTTGAAGGGCATCTTCAGTGCGATCGGTTGGGAAGTGCCGACACCACAGAATACCCTCATCAACAGCATCCTGAAGTTCTAACATGCGCAAGATCGTCAGCAAGCGTGGAAAGAAGTCCGAGCCCACGCCCGACAAGTCGCCCAACTGGCCCTTCCCTACTGGGACTGGTGGTCATCCACCACGCGTGAGGATCAACCCCGACGGGACATGGAGCTTTCCAGATGCTGAGGATGCTGAGGAGGTGCTCAAGCGTACAACCAAGGGTGTAGACATCACCCACAAACAACCGGAGAATGACTGATGGTCAAGATCGTCAGCCGAAGAGGCAAGCAACCCGCCCCACTCGAAGAGGGCGTTGACCTGGAGCTCGAGTTGGTAGAGGATGATGAGCTGTTGATGGATGATGACCATCAGCTCAACCTGCCGCTGGACCCCGATCATGAAGAGGACGTTGGTCAGTTTGGTGAGTACGAGCAGTTCTACAAGGAGGACTGGGTTATCCAGCACCGCCAACAGATGCACTACTACGATCCCGTCTGTCCTCGGCGGGTGGGGGCAATAAGCGAAAATTCCATGACTGGAATGGCCGAGGTCTGGAACGGTCACCAGTGGTTCGTGTTTGAAGTCAGCGACCTATGCAAACTCCTTCAGCCCAAGCTGATTGATGTTACAATAGGACATATTACCTACCAGATGGTTGGCAAATGAACTTTACAGAACAAGACGTTGAGGAGCTTCGGGCCATCCTCACTCTCTGCAAGACCGTTGGTATCGACGGCGCTGTCCTTGCAGATGGCAAGGTGATGGGTGCGGCGAGCAGCAAGAAGCTCGCCATCATCTCGCCGACCAAGCTGTCGATCGACCCTGAGACCAAGGTCGGTATTGGCAGGTTGACCGAGCTGGAGAAGCGGCTGACCATCTTCGCCGAGGGTGTCGTCATGACCGCTGAGATCAACAAGAGCGGTGAGGTCTCGCGCCTGACGATGGCCGCGGGTCGGACGAAAGCCCAGTTTCGCTGCAGCGCCACAAGCATGGTCCTCCACCCCAAGTCCAATGATGATGCGCCCGTTGCGGCACTCAGCCTGTCCAAGACGGAGGTAGCAATCCTCGTCAAGGCAGCAAAGATCTTCGGCGCCGAGACAATCATCTTCAAAATCTCGCCTGCCGGAGATGTACATATTGAGTGCGTTGACAGCACCAATGATCAGTTTTCCACGGGCACTGAGAAGCAGGCTGAGTTTATCGATGAAGCAGATCCTCTGTTCTTCACGTACCAGGCCAGCTACCTCACGACCGTTCTGGCAGAGGGTACTAAAGACGCCGACAGCATCGACCTTGTGTTTGGTCAAGCTGGTTCTATCACCGCACTGGTCAAGGGCTACTCGCTCATGGTCATGCCCAACATCAACGAGGACTGAAAATGGACGACATCGACAAGACCCGCCTGGAATACGTAGCCCGCCTGGAAGAGCAGGTGCAGCATCTTCAACGTGAGCTGGCCATGTACAAGCCACTGGCTCAGAAGTGGCAGCCTGTTGCCACCGCCAAGATGACGCAGGGCGGGGCAGCTATCACCCTGCAGTTTGGCGGCAAGCAGACCACTGGCACCATCAGCACAGACACACTGCTGACCACTGACCTCACCACGATGACCTCCAGCGTCATCGATACCCTGTGTGAGAGCCTGATGATCGACCGCCTGCGTGACATCGTCGGTCCTGAAGTGGATCGCATGATGAAGGGTGTCGCAGCCACGCGTGGAGCATCCACATCATGGTGAGCTTGCTGCGCCGCACTTGGGACTACTTCACCAAGTTTCCGACGCCTGAAGAGAAGGTGCTTGCGGCGCGCGAGGCATCCCCCAAGGCATGGGCTTCCTTCGAGATCGATGGCTTCGAGCCAGACGGCCGAGTAGCCATCAAGATGAAGTGGAACCCAGCCTTCATTGCCCATCTGAAGACGCTCGGCTTCGAGGCAGAGACTGAGGAGGATACCGTGCAGTTGTTCTTCTATGCTTCATCCATGCGTCCAACCCACCTGGCCAACGACCCGCAGGATGATGCAGTCCAATCAGCCGCTCATCCCGGCCTGAGCACGATCGTCAACGAGATCCGCACATGAAGAATGTTTCTACAGAACGGCTGACCGAGATCGTCGATGAGGTGATGCATCTCATGGATGCACCTGACATCTTCGGCTTTCTTGACGGCGCGGGCAACAGCTGGGCCGTTGAGAAGCGGCTGCAGGAAGTCATGCAGACACGCCAGCAGTTCGAGACGATCGAGCTGGCAATGTACCTCCGCACCTGCAACATGCGCCGCTCTGACATACCAACATGGCAACTGCTCCTCAATGCAGCTGTCGAGATGGGTAAGATGCGTGGAGATCCAGTCGATGACATCTTCTACGGCCTGATCGAACGTCGTTCTGATCCACAACGCAATACTGGATACCCAACATGAAGCGCCTCGTCGTTGACACCTCGAACATCCTCTTTCGTGTCGCAGCAGCCCAGAGCAAGTACAACAGCGGAGCCGACGATCTGGCTGGCCTGTCGATGCATGTGGCGCTGAACACGCTGAAGTCGCACTACCGCAAGATCAAACCTGATCAGGTGGCAGTGGCCTTCGAAGGATCCAAGAACTGGCGCAAGGACTACACCCGATCTCCGGAGTGTGTCTCGCAGCGCCTCTACAAGGGCAACCGCGTCACCGACGACAGTAAGATCGCCTTCTACGAGCTGATGACTGCCTTCGAAGAGCTGGCACGCAAGCACACCTCGCTCGTCTGCCTGTCACGGCCAGAGTTGGAGGGCGACGACAGCATCGCCGCCTATGTGCAGCACTTCTCCGCTGTCGGTGATGAAGTCGTCATTCTCTCTGGCGACAAGGACTTCATCCAGCTGCTCAAGCTGCCTGGCGTTTCACTGCTGAACCCTGATGATGGCAAGCTCCGTGGTTGGGACAAGGACACTGGCGAGAAGATCGATCCTATCTTCTTCATGTTCGAGAAGGCCATTCGCGGCGATACTGGCGACAACGTGTTGACAGCTTCCCCACGTGAGCGCATCACGAAGATCACAAAGGCTTTCACCAACGAGTATGATCGTACCAATCTGATGAACAAGACCTGGGTGTTCAGCGACCCTGAGACTGGCATCAAGCGCACCCTCCGTGTTGGTGACATGTTTGAAGAGAACCAGCTGCTGATGAACCTCGAGCGGCAGCCTGCCCACATCCGTGCCCTCATGCATGAGATGGTTGAGCATGAAATCATGCATCACGGTGCATTCAGCTATTTCCATTTTACCAAATTCTGCGCCAAGTTCGGGCTACGCAAGATTGCTGATGATGCTCAGCATTTTGTGGAGTTGTTTAGTTCGACAGGGCGTAACTCACCTCTAAAGGAAGAGACGAAGGCTGTCAATGCTGAGAAGAGGCAATCGACGCTGGTGTTCTGACATGAAAGATGGTCGCTACCTCTTCGCTATCGGCATTATGCTGGACAACTTCACAACGTGGCGACACAACGTGAAGGTGCGCATCACCAAGTCGAAAGCTCTGACCCGCCTCTGGCGTCGGGCATACCGCCCTTGGTTAGATGATGGTGAAGAGGTCTTTCGGGTTCTTGGCTGGCGCACAGCCATCATCAAGAAGCGTGGCACGGTGCGGGCGATGACTGCCTGCTTCTGGATCTTTCAGTAACAATCTCAGGCGCAGGATAGGAGGGACCAGCCCTTCGACGGTCCCTTCACCAGCGGGCTACGACTATTTTCGCGTGCCCGGTTTCTAAATGCACTATAAGCTAAGCCATGCTGATTGCAGAAATCACCCATAGCTTTGGTGGTAAAGATTTCACCGGTTGGCGATGATATTACCCAGGTTTTAGAGCGAGCGTTCTTCTCGCCCCTGCGCTGGCGGCAATATTCAATGAACGCTTCTGACATAACTTTACCCTTCTGACCTGCTGACAAGTTACGACGGTGTTGGTCTGTAAAAGGTTTATCCTTGAACTGAGCAGAACGTGATGCTCTAAGTTCAGGGGTGTATGAGGCCCTTACTGCTGCGCTTCGAAGTTGTCGAGTTTCTTCTGTTTGCGGGGGTCTAAGCTTTGCGCTATCACGCATGCGCTTGCGTGTTTCTTCTGATGGGGCCCTATCAATCTTTTTGACCAGTATCTCATAAATGTGACTATTGGGCTCATATCGCACCATGCCGGCTTTCTTGCGACGCATTGAATAGAACGCATAATGCATCCGTTTTTTAGCATCGCCATCGAACATCTTTGTCAGTAGCAAGTGCGCTACATAATGCTCTCGTGCTGAGAGCATTATCATGTTCTCCTTGGTATTGGGACCGCCGAGACATTCTGGTAGAACGTGATGGTTCTCGCAATATCCACCAACTTTCAATAGTGGTGTATTCCTGCGCTTCTGCATAAGTGCGTAATACCAGTGTGTGTACTTGTTATCAACAGGGTGCATTGTCTCTCCATTCTATCATGTATATTTAAAGGATTGATGCGCCTGCCAGGTGCTGTAAATATAGGATGGATGTAGAGGGCTACATCCAACTAATGGGTTCTCTCTGAGATAAAACGTCTAACGTGTTTCCCGTACCACCTCTTAGGAGAAAAGAATGGCAACAGCACCAGTAAAGATTGAAAAGCGGAAAACTGATTTGATGCACGTCTACCTCATCGATTGGAATGATGACGGCATCCTCAAGGAAGTAGCTGTTGTTATGGAAGCCCCAGATGGCACGCTCTATGGTATCGAAGTTGACAAGCTTCACCCTATCGACAAGGCACGTCTGAAGAAGTTCCTGGTCTCAGTTCACGCCGACAAGTACCCACTGTGGGAACTTCTGTCCCAGGGCAAGCTCAACAACGGTGTCAACCCACTCGACTTCTTCCACATGAACTACGTCAAGATCAAGCGCCCACGGGGTGCAGTGCTCGGCGGCGGTCTTGCTACTGTCGAGGTGTACGGCTCTGACGCACAGATCGGCTCTGAGTTCACCAAGGGCGATCAAGGCACCGTTTCGGGCGAGCGTCCTTCAATCTCGTCAATGTGATGTCACGATGTGGTAATCATCTAACCGTGATCTACCGCATGGCGCAGTAAATACATTGCGCTCAGCAACCAAAGGGCCCGGTCTTCGGGCCCTTTCATTTTTCAGGTTGTCTTTTGGGCGCGTTGTATGCTATAATGGAATACCCGCATAATCTGGGCCAACTATAAGGCCTCATCCTTCTACGGAGTAGACATGAAAATCGTAATTTTGCCCCTCTCGCTGCTCGCGAGTTTGCTTACAGCTGCCGCTGTAAATCTCTTTCAACAGATGCCATCACCCGTCGGCAACTCGGTTATCGCTGAGCACAGCGAGACCCAGGTGGGCGGACAGGTAGCTCACGTGCTGCCGTCTAACCTCACGCCCAAGCAGTATGAGCTGCTCAACATGGCGCGTGAAGTAGCGGTGGAGATCCAGATGAAGAGCCCCGAGCTTCTTCAAGCTGTCCTGCTACAGGAAACACTGGCTGGTGGTGCAGCGAAGTACAACGTCGCCAACCCTGGGCCCAACGCCTACTTCGGCCCGATGCAGATCAAGTTAGCAGCAGCGCGCGACGTGTTGTCACGTTGGCCATCGATGTTTGAAGCCTACGATTTCCACACCCGCACCGACGACGAGATCAAGGCCAACCTCATCCTCAACGAGCGCTTCAACATCGAGGTCGCAGGCCGCTACCTCATCCTTCTCGGCCAGCAGTATGGTCTCAAAGGTGCTGCGCTGATGACTGCCTATAACAAGGGCCCTTCTGGTGGGTCTGACGGGTCCTATGCCCGCGATGCTCAGCGCAAGCTCGTCAGTTACCGCGTGCCGAAGTAACCACCATTCAGGTCTCCCGCCGTATCGATCGTTGATACAATAGGAGTATGCTGCAACAACGCACACTCGCTGACATCATTCAATCGAAGGTAGCTCTTGGGAGCGCAAACTCCCGAGGCTTCTTCGATGTACGGTGCCCGATGTGCCATGACCAGAAGGACCGCGGCGGCTTCAAGTTCGACCCTGACCACACAGGCTACTCGTGCTACAACTGCGGTGCCAAGTTCAAGTACGAGGAGGGCTCAGGCAAGCTGTCGAAGAATGCGCGTGAGATCCTCGAGGCCTTCGGCATCACTCGAGATGACCTCACTGGCATTCGCTCAGCCATGTTTGCTGAGGTCAAAGAAGACAGTGAGATCAGCCTTGATGAGCTGAAGAAGATCAAGCTCATCACACCTGAGGTGACGCTGCCAGACCGGTGCTATCCGCTGGGTGCAGACCACAACGACGAGCTGCAGGAACCGTTGATCGAGTACCTGCTATCACGCAAGGTCGATCCTCTTGCAGTTCGTGCGCACTTCAGTCTCGATCCTCGGCACCTTCGACGTGTCATCATCCCCTACTACCGAGATGGGAAGGTCATCTACTGGCAGGCACGCAGCATCGACAACATCAAGCCCCGGTATGTGAACTGCACGGCCTCTCGAGAAGCGGTCCTCTACGGCTACGATCGCCTCTATCAGTACGACCCAGCACCGCTGTTCGTCTGTGAAGGCGTCTTCGATGCCATCGTACTGGACGGGGTCTGCATCCTTGGATCTACCCTCAATGCCGCCAAGCTGGAGATCCTGAAGAAGTGCCGTCGCCGTATCATCTTCGTGCAGGATCCTGATGGCAATGGAGATGCACTCACCGCCCTCGCTCTCGAACACGGCTGGGAGATCAGCTACTTCGACAAGCGTGGAGTTGATGCCAGCAAGATGGTCGAGTTGTATGGCAAGCCACTGGCAATCTACCAGCTCATGAAGAACGTCACGCGCAGTCCGATCATGCAGCGGATCGGCATCCTCAACAATGGAACATTTGGAACCTATCGATGAACAATGATGTCCCCCACATGGATGAAGAGTGGCAGCGGCTCTACGTCAACGCAATGGTCAGCAACCCTGACCTCTTCTGCAGAGTGCAGAACCTGCTGAGCCCCACCTTCTTCGACCCGCACATCGCGAAGGGTGTGAAGTTCCTGAAGGAGTACTTCGCTGAGCACCACTCGGTGCCAGCATCGTCGATCTTCACCGCGGCTACAAAGCTGCCTACCGATCTGGTGCCGCTCAACGGGAAGGATGGTGACTTTGTCCTCAACCAGATCGCCCAGTTCTGCCGCTTCAAGGCGGTCATCGAGCAGGTGCAGAAGGCGGTCGGGACTGGCGGCTACCTCGAGAAGGGCGACCTCGGTACGATGGTGGCGAAGTTCAAGGAAGCATCCGAGATGGGCCTGCTGGCCGACCTTGGCATCAACTACTTCGAGGGTGTTGAAGAGCGGCTGGCCTCCTACGACGATGAGGATGAGGTCATCTCCACTGGCTGGAAGTCTGTCGATGACATCATCGGTGGTGGTATGGGTCGACAGGAGTTGGTACTGTTCCTGGCCCCTTCCGGTGGTGGCAAGTCCGTCGGCATGCTGAACCTTGCACACAACCTGATGCGTCAGGGTCTGAGCGGTGTCTACATCTCGCTCGAGATGAAGGACAAGAAGGTCACCATGCGTACCGACCAGATGTTGGCACGCATGGCCAGCGGCATGATCTCGATGAACAAGGCTGAGGTGGCCCATGAGATCCACAAGTTCCACGAGCAGACAGGCGTCAGCTTCCACGTGAAGCGCATGCGTGAGGGCACCACCCGCACGTCTGACATCGCTGCCTACATTCGTGAGGTGAAGCTTCGGTACGGCGCCAAGATCGACTTCATCGTCGGCGACTACCTCGACATCATGGCACCCGACCAGAAGGGTGCAGGCGACAGTATGTTCCTGAAGGACAAGTACGTAGCCGAAGAGTTCCGTGCCCTGAACTTCGACGAGAACTCAATCGGCATCTCTGGTTCCCAGCTCGGCAAGCACGCCACTGAAGCCATCGAGGAAGGCAAGGTCATCCACCAGGGCGATATCCAGGGCGGCTCATCGAAGACCAATACGGCCGACCTGCAGATCTCGATGGAGAAGACCCTTGCCATGCATGAGGCCGGCATCTTCCGCTTCGGCTTCCCCAAGGCACGTAACTCGGATGCCACAGGTCGACGCATCGAGATGGCCTGGAACAAGAAGTCCCTCATCATCTCCGACATGGAGGCAGAGAAGGGCAAGCTGGAGCTGCGCAAGCGTGGCACACTTCAGATGCAGCAACCTGCACCAAGAGAGGGCAGGCAGACATCCATCGACCAGTTTCTCAAGAAGGAGCCTCCCACAACCTGACGCCCAGCCGATATAAATACCAACTGGATACCCATCCACCCCAATCCCAAACCCATCCCTACAGGAGTTCACTATGACCGAGCAAGCTCGCACCATCACCCTCGACGGCGTTTCCTACGACGTGGCCACCTTCAGCGAAGGCGTCCAACAGGCCGTCACGATCTACAACACGTTCAATGCTGACCTGCAGAAGGCCCAGCTCGACGTGGTCAAGTGCCAGGCTGCCATGCAGTCCGTCGGCAACCAGATCACCGCTGCTGTCAAGAAGGAACTTGAAGCTGCAGCAACTGCCGCCAATGAGGCTACTGTTGACGCTGCACCAGCTGACGCTGCACCAGCAGTCTAAGTCGCCCAGTACGTAGTTCGAAGAAGGGCAAGGAGGGCGACTTCCTTGCCCTTTGCTCATAAATAGTCGATGATCAAACTAATCACCGAAGGCATCCAACATTTGGAAGATCTGGATCTCCAGACCTTCATCAAGGTGGTGGGCAACCTGGCTAAACTACAAGCAGCCGAGAAACTCGATGGTGCCAATTTGTGGTTCGGTATCGATGACGATGGTCGGTTGTTTACATCCCGTGCAGGCAAGCGCAAGAACGCTGAGAACATGTACGAGGAGAAGGAGTATCCGTACTTCGCTGCCTACAACGGTTTTCGGGCTGCCCATGCGGCGCTGAAGGCTAAGGAAAGTGAGATCAAGAAGGTCCTCAATCCAGGATCTACGGTCGAGATCGAGGTCCTCTACGGGCGTCAACCGAATGCTGTCACCTACGGCGCTGGTGGTCGTAACTACATCGCCTTCCTGCGCGGTGTTGAGGGCACCCCTGATGCCATCGTAGACCAGCTGGCCAACAGCTTCAACAACACGACAGTCACCGTCAGCGTTCAGACCGTCGACACCATTGATGGCGTCAACCTGAAGCTCACTCCTACTGATGTCCTCTTCCAGTTTGTGGGTGTGCAGAAGTTAGACACAACCCATCTGAAGACCACTGACGTAGCAAAGCAGCTCGCAAAACTGCAGGACTATCTGCGTCAGCGTGCCCCACTTGAGGGCAAGACCATCACCAACTTTGACTTGGCGACTGCATCGCTCGGTGCTATCGACAAGGAGATCCGCCCAGCCGCGAAGGTGCTGAAGTCGCAGATCCTGGCCAAGATCCTGACCGACTTCAAGCTGCCAATCAAGAAGGAGCTGCTCGACAAGTTCGTTAGCAAGATCAAGTCCCCACTCGCAGCAGATGACCTCTCAGCAGATGAGGACAACGGCGTCGAGGGTGTTGTGCTTCGCGACCCAGACAATGGTGAGCAGGTCAAGCTGGTTGATAAGGACACGTTCACGACGATGAACCAGTTCAACCATGCAGTTCGCGGATCAATCTCAGGCACCATCAAGACACTCGACCCACAGGCCAGCCTTGAGGCACGTGGCGGTATGCTGGGTCAGCTGAAGATCACGATCGCAGATCTGCTGGGCAACCAGGATCTGGCACGCACCCAGACTGCCAAGAAGATCTTTCAGACAGTCAAGGGCACAACGGCTGAAGAGACCGTCAAGAACGTAGCCAAGGAACTGACCAACAACGATGACTATCGTGGCATCAAGACCAAGATCGCCGCGCTCATCGACAACACCAAGGCTGAGCTCGAGCAGTCACTGAAGGACTTCAAGGCCAACAAGGATGAATTTCAGTTGAAGCTCAAGAGCGGCAAGACGATGGGTCTCAGCGCCGAGGTCATTCGTCGTACGCTCGTTGCGTACGCTGAAGCCAAGAGAGATGTCACCGAGCTGGGTGAGAAGGTTGCCAAGACCAAGAGCCTCGTGCAGTTGGTAGCCCTGCTGTATGGCAAGATCGCCAAGGCAGTGCATGAGATTGAACCTGCTGAGCCAACCGAACCAGTTGCCGAAAGCAAGGGCGATAGGATCTGGAACATCACCCTAAGCCCTACTGCCAGCTCAAACCCAGATGAGGCGAATGTGCAAGAGCACCGCATCATGACTGCGTTGGCTTCAAAGACGATTGGTGGAAAGAAGGGCGTCAAGCTCAAGCGTATCCGCGATGATGCTGAGGGCGGTGGCTATGAGTTTGAGATCAAGACAGATCAGTCAGTGCATGAGGACGCGCTGTGGGATGCGCTTGCTGATATGGAGGTTGACTGGGGCGGCGACATCGAGTTTGTGAAGACGCTCAGTGAGCACATGCTGGCTGAGAAGCGCATCGTCACCGACGTATCGCAGTACCATGGCCGTGACGCATGGACAATCCTGAACACCTATCTGGCAGTTTACATGATGGCCTCGATCATCTACCAAGCTGATGACACCACCGGCATCAAGCTGCTTCGTGACCAGACGCACATGCGTCTCACGAGCTGGAACAAGGAGATGTCGCCGCTGAACTTCTGGGGCTACGTGGTATGGCGCTCAGGCACACCTGCGGTCAAGAAGCTGGTTGGTCCTAAGGTTGCAAAGCAGATCTTCCAGCAGGTGCGTCACGTGCCTGCCAGCTACTGGCGCTTCCTGCACATGGATCTGAGCTATGGCAAGGTCCGCAAGGTGGAATGGGCTGAGCACCGCAAGGCGTTTGCAGTCCTGCTCAGAACACCAGGAATGAACAACGACCGCGTAAATACACTCCTGAATGGAACGTTTGGGTACAGTGAGCTATCCTTTGATGAGAAGGTTAAGTTCCACACCAAGCTGTTCTACTACATTCAGCAGTTTGCTGCTAACTCACCACTTGCCTATCGCCTGCGCGTGATCTACGACAACTTGCTGCTGAATGCCAATGGTGAGAATGATCAGATGGTCCAAGAGATGAAGCTGCTACAACGAGTGACTGCTATTACTGAAGATGGTGAAGCTGCTGGCGCCATGGCCGCCGCTGCTGGTGGACCTGGTGGTGCATCTCCTATCGGACCTGCCGCAGCAACTACCGCTGGCAGTGTTGCAAGCTATCAACAGCCAATCTTCGGCAAGAACAATCGCAAGACAGTCATGATGAAGCGCAATCCTGACATCTCCCGTTACAAGTTTCCACGTCCTAAGGATGGAGCAAAGAAATGAAAAGTCTCCTACAGGAGTTTTCTGCCAATGACCTCACGAAGAGTGACGGCTCAGATGCAGGCAAGAATGACGTGTCTGCCAAGGCAGGGTCTGGTGATGTAAAGTTTTCGCTGATGCGCAACACCATCAACGCAGATGGCAAGATTACCGGATCTGACGTTGCCAACTACCTCGAGAAGGCCAGTGACCTGAATGATGACGTTGAAACCGTCGTCTACGGACTGGAGACCAGTGATGGTGAGGTAGTCAAGGTCTACGTGAATGCCACCCAAGCCGACGCCTTCGAAGCTGAGATGAAGAAGATGCTCGGCATGGAAGACGACATCGAGGAAGCCATCAATGACTTGGCTACTCGCTTCGACATCGTCGACGTGGTCTGGCCGAAGGGCACTGGTCCTGACGCTGCTGGTGAAGAAGGCGACGACGTCGATCTCGACGACAGCGCTGACATCGGCGACCCAAGCCTGGGCGATGAAGCACCGACAGATGATGAAAACGATGATGACATGGACGTCATCGCAGCTGATGACACATCTCCTGAGGATGAAGCCCCCGTAGACAAGGCAGAGGCTGATGAGCCTGAAGAGAAAGAGCCGAAGGCTGAGAAACCAAAGAAGAAGCCAGCTGCCTCTACTGAGGAAGAGCCTGAAGAGGAAGAGACAGCGGCTTCAAAGCCTGCCCCTAAGAAGGGCGACAAGCACTCAAACCTGTCAAACGTTGGCAGCAAGATGAAGAAGGTCAAAGAGGGTGTAGAAGCCCAAGGAGCAAACATGAGTATTGGTAACAAGTTTCTGACACGCGTTCTGGCTGAGAGCCAGCTTGATGAAGCTGGCATGCGCCAGCGCAAGCAACAATCAAATCAGCGAGCACGTGACCGTGACGGTGACGGCTATGACATCATGCTTGATGCACAGCAACAGGCGCTGGCATCGAAGCTGCGCTATCCACTGCCGAAGAAGATCATCCAATTATTCTCACTCATTGGCGTGCCTGGCAACAAGCTCAACAGCGCTGGTGCTGAGGAGAGCGTTGCTGAAGCTGCTGAGCTGCTTCGCACCAACCTCACGGTGCGTCGTGCCTTCAACGCCTTCTTTGATCTGTTTGCTACTGTGAAGGGCAAGAAGATCGCTGCTGAGCCAGCACCTGTCCAAGAAGGCCGCCTCAAGCGTGGCAACTTCCTGCAGAAGCAGCTCGAGACAGTGCTCGTGAAGCTTGGCATGCCTGAGAGCCTGGTCTCAACGACTGGCCCCGGCGTGGTCGGCACCGCCCTTTACAAGGCATCAAAGGACATCGAAGACAATGGTGAGTTGAAGGCTGCACTTCGCATGCTGGCAGTTCGCATGGGTCTGAAGCCATCGGACGCAATGGCTGAGCTCGATGACAAGGCCATGACTGAAGCAATCGATCCATCTGGCGCCGATCTGTATGCAGATGCTGTGATGATGTTGGTAGAAGTGCTTGGAGTTCCAGAGGAGGCATTCGCACGCAATGCACGTATGATCCTCGGTACCAAGTTCCGTAATGATCGCAAGCTGATGAATGCAGGTGCCTTGACGGCAATGGTCAAGCGCTTCACGACAACCTTCGCGCAAGCAAAGTCTCGTGTTACCCGCGCTAACCCGAACACTGAGCCGACCGGCACGCAGCCAACACGTTGATGCGCCTCATTCGCGAAGTCACTGAGGAGATCCCACAACCAGTTGTCCCTGAAGACGGCTGGAATGTGGGGCACCTTGCACACCACGGCATCCTGCTGACGTGTGATGGCTTCTCGATGAAGTTGGACATCGACCAGCTCAACATCCTGTTTGACCTTGCTGAGGATGGAGCAAGTGGTGAGGTCCGCGACCATGATGACAACGCTGTGTATGTCGAGGTGAGTGACAGCGGCATCATCCTGTCGCGTGATGGTGACAAGTCCTACCCACAGGGCATCATGCTTGACCTCAAGACCCTCAAGGAGATGGGCATTGAGCAGCACGATGGTCCTGAAGACAACCCTGACACCGACGCAGAAGGTGATACAATCGATCCAGACGCTGAGGTTATGGCGCCAGGCAACGAAATCAAGGAAGGCGTCAAGCGCGCCTACCGTCGGACTGGCAACAAGCTGAAGCGTGGTTTCCGTGTGACGTCGGGCTTTCGCAAGGGTCGTGTAGTTGCATCAGCGAAGAGCGCCTCAAAGCCACGTGCTAAGGCGTCTACTCGGATGAAGCTGCGGCTGGCGGGGCGTCGGAAGAAGATTATTCGCATCCTCAAGGGTAAGCGCACCCGCATGCGCTCAGCATCGAAGCGGTTAGTAGCCGCCAATCAACGGATAAAGTGAAACAGTTCTGCATTTATCTAACCTCCTATCGTGGAAACAAACTTCCACCATTCTACGTTGGGTCAAGTAGCACCAAGCAAATAGCGCGTGGCTATCACGGCAGCGTGAAGTCTAGGCGATATCGTAAAATCTGGGAAGCAGAGATAGAGCATCATCCTGAGATGTTTAGGACGCAGGTTGTTGCGCTATACGATACCAGGCAGGAAGCCTATGATGCAGAAGAGCGACTACACCGCAGGTTGGACATAATCAAAAATCCGATGCACATCAATCTTGCACTTGCAAACAGGCGCTTCAACACTGGCGAAGGGCAGTCGCCTGAGACCATTGCTAAGGCTGCAGAAAGCAGGCGCGGTAAGAAGGCACCACCTCGCACTGACCAGTGGCGAGCAAGGCAGGCAGCGGCAAAGCTTGGTAAGAAAGCATCGCCAGAAACGAAAGCTAAGATGTCATTGAGCCGTCTTGGGGTAAAGCTGGGACAGAGAGACCCCAACAAACGTGAGGTCGTATGTGCCAAGATGCGTGCAGCGAGGGGTCGTAAGATATGCGTAGGTGGTGTAGAGTATCGCTCAATCACAGATGCTAGCGAAGCACTCGGCATCAGTCACTATCTCGTAAAGAAAGCAGCCAATGCGCTATCCGTATCCTGAGATTGAGACAGAAACACATCTTGGTGGTCGCTGGTATCTTACCCCAGTTGGGGCATTTCCATCGATCACCACCATATTGGGCTTCACTGAGCCGCCTGAGATGAAGGCTTCGTTGAAGCGTTGGCAAGACGCGTTAGGCACACGTGCACAGGAGATCAGCAAAGCCGCCACCGATCGTGGGACCAACGTGCACCTGTTGGCTGAGCGCTATCTCAAGAAGCAACCGGTCGATGCACCTATCGACGGTCACTCGGTGCCTGAGGCGGACATGGCTTCCTTCAAGGCGCTCAAGCTGAAGCTCGACAAGATTGATGAGGTGTGGGGACAGGAGTGCGCTCTCTACTCGACAAGCATCGAGATCGCCGGTCGCTGCGATCTCGTCGGCACCTACAAGCGACTACCTGTCATCATCGACTTCAAGACCGCTGGTCGGTTGAAGGGACACAAGGACATCGGCGCGTACAAGGTGCAGCTCGCCTTCTACGCACTCGCCCACAATGAGATGTTTGGCACCACCATCGAAGATGGCATCATCCTCATGGTCGCAGACACTGGGTTTCCGATGGAGTTCAAGGTGAAGCTGGCTGATCACATGGAAGAGCTGCGGGATCGGGCAGCCGCCTATTGGCTGCACGCTGTAAATAGCTCTATCTAATGATGGAGAGATACGATGGCTGAGACCACCAACGAAATGAACATGCCAATGATCAGCGCGCCAGCGATGGGCGTTGTTGGCGGAGACGTGCAGTCTGTGATGACTGCACCTGAGATGAGTTACGACAGCAGCATCGCCATCGGCGCGCCGACAAACGGCTACGATGTATCAGCCATCACGGTGTACGCCAACACAATCTCTCCAGTTACCTACGCAGCAGCGAATGACACCATCGTTGCATTTGACATCGTCTTCTCAGTTGGCATCAACTGCGGCGACAGCACGAAGACCTACCAGGTCGTGAAGCGCATCGGCATCGACAAGTGCAAGCTGGCATGTGAGGCTGAGAGCAGCACGCCAGTTTCAGTCGTTGAAGCCAAGAAGAGTGATGCACTGAAGGAAGAAGCTGCTGCAACACGCAAGCGTTTCCGTCGCCTTGCGGGACTTGAATAAGGAGCCATCATGGCACAGATCGTTATCTTTGCACCTGCGGGTGAAGACGTTTCAGCTGGCGAAGCCGCGCTGAAGGAAGCAGGACATGAGGTAGAGGTCGTTGAGGCAACTGCTGCCAATCTTCTGCACATGGCCATCGGCATGGTCGATGACAGCGCGCCTGTTGAAGACCAGCCGGTCACTGAGCCAACTGAGGAAGAGCCTGCACCTGATGCACCGCCTGAAGCACCTCCAGCTGAAGAGCCGCCAACCTCTGAAGCCATCGGTGAAATCGAGGTTGACGGTGAGAAGGTCATGGCTTATCTCGACACCACTCGCACATTCCCGCTTCTGCGCGTTGTTGATCTGACTGGTGACAACAAGCTCTCCTACAAGCTGAATGAAAGCGCCTTTACCTTCTGGCGTGAACCGAATACCGTCGGCGCTGCTGTCCAGCTGGTTGGCAAAAGCGGTAAGATAGTCGACGCCGAGATCGCCCCTTCTACAGGCCGCGCCTTCATCATCCTGGACCCAGCCACCGCTAAGCACATCGGCCTCGTGTAAATAGCTGCATGATCAAAAGCCCCTTCCTCGTTGTCGAGCATGCACTTTCACCTGCGAAGTGTGAGCAGCTCATCAAGGAACTTGCGCTAAGCGTTCCGGACCGTGATGAGAATGGTATCCCCCTACCATTTTCACGGCTGCTCTCTGAGCCAGAGCACATCACCCTCGTGCAGGGCGCGATGCAGGCGCTGGTTCCGCAGATTGAAGAGCGCTATTCATCCATCGTCAAGGGCATGGAAGTGCCGATGCTGCAGCAGTTCTTCGAGAACCCATCGCAGCCTTGCCGCAAGCATGGCTGCGAAAACTCGGAGTACCTGCGCAAGAAGTGGGTCAAAACGAAGGCTGTTGATCTTGTTGGCTACATCTGGCTGAAGGACTACAACGGTGGTGTGCCATTGGATCCACGCTTTGAAACGTACGGTGGCAAGCTTGAACTTCCTACCTACAACTTCAGCCTGGTTCCGCAGCGTGGCACTCTGATCCTCTACCCAGCAGGACCGCATTTCATCACAGCTATCTCACCTATCCTGGTTGGCTCACTCGAGCAGATCAAGGTAACGGTTCGCATGACAGCTGAAGATGGTGGACCGTGGTTCTATCAACCGGCATCCTATCCTGGCACGTACCAGGAATGGTTTACTCAGGACGCCTGAGTTAGGTCCAGCGACCCTTGTGAGCGGGTCCTACCCACTGATAGACCCTGTTGTGCCCTGCTGGTGAGCCATCACCAGCCTCGCTGTAGTTGACGTGTATGATTGCCCCGCCCGATAGAGGATGCTCTAACTCTGGTGTCAGCGGTAGTCCACTACCACCAGTCAGCCGCGTCTCCTTGAATGGCGTGAGGGCTCCATCTATGCCAGCGTCGTGAACATCTGCACCCCGCTCAGGCATCTCAATCCACGGGTCAGCAGCGTTTATCTGCTGGCGTAGTGCCGGAATATCCCATTCCTGGCTTGCCTCCCCAGAGCGCGCCAAATGATACACCCGGCGTCTGGTTGCTATCGTAATCGCATCGTCGGGTGATCCCCCGTCACCTCCCAGGATGATCTTGGCTGCCAGTACACCTGGAATGCCGAAGATGCGATCCAGCCGAACTGGTCCCAAGTCTACCTCGGGTCCAGGGGCCGCCCCTATTTGTGCACTAATGCTATTGGAGTGCGCGCGTGGGTTAGTGGCAATGTCTCGAATGGTGATGACCTGATCCCATGGCAGGTGTATGTCAAAGATCTCAAGTGAGCCTGGACCGGAGACCATCTCGCTGACATCAATGCTGTGGTTGATAACTATCAGTGCGGCCTCGTCAGGCGTATACTGCTCCAGAACGACAGAGATGCTGTTGCCCTCCATCCCCGGTAATCTTGCCCGAAGAAACAACCCGCCTACTGCTAATCTTGCGCGTACAAGATCTACGGTGCGAAGTAGAATGCCAGTCATGCGTCAAACGATACGTTAGGAGATGCTTGTGCAGCATGTCCTTGGTGACCGATGTAGAGCGCAGTGCACTTGTGCTTTTCCTGCGAAGTCGGTGGACCCTTGGCACCATTCGTGGTGACTGGCGCATTTTCGACGAAGACCGAGACCGTGAATGGACCGACAAAGAATGAGGGCGGGTTGCACTCATGGCCTGTCGTAGCCTTGTAGGTCTGCGTAGAGACTGGCTTTCCATTGACGAAGACTGTTGGGGACCCCTGAGCCGCTTTTGACCCACAGTCTAATCTATCACCCAGCCTTACCACATTGCCCATGATTACCTCCAGCCGTATTTACGGTGCCCAGGATATCAGGTCTGGCACGTGATGCGTGCGGTAACCTGCTCACGGGTCAAACCCTTGTCACCTTCAGCATCTGTCGTCCCACCTGCGCCAGGCGTGTTGTCAGGGTTGACAACGATGGCAACCTTCGTGCCGCCAAAGAGGTAAGGTGTAGGGTCGACCTTGGCATTGTTGGGCAGTCGCACCTCGAAGTGCAGGTGCTTGCCTGAGCCATGGCCTGTGTTGCCTTCTTTGCCAAGAGACTGGCCTGCAGCAACCTTCTGTCCCTTGGACACGTACATCTTTTCAAGGTGGGCATAGACGGTGCTGATGAGTAGGCGACCATCAGCACCCTTGTGCTGGACGATGACGTAGTTGCCGTAGCCTTTACCACCGGCCTGCGTGTCAGCCCAAACAACCTCACCATCAGCACTGCAGATGACCTCCTTGCCGCCCCCACCTGAGTAGGCGAAGTCAAGCGCTGCATGGAATGATGATGCGCCCTGAACAGGTGGCTTTCGAGGACCGTAGCCCGAGGTGACCACAGATCCCGGTAGCGGGTGCAGCAGCTTCACCGCTGTCTTGGCGTCATACTTCGAGGGTGAGAAGGCAAAGGTCTTCTTGTCGATGCGCCCTGCAGCACCAAGCGCTTCAACAGAGATCACCAAGCGCGTGTTGATGAGGCTGTTAGCGAAGGTGCCTGAGAGACGTGCACCGCTGGTGGTAACGCTGTCAGGGTAACTTGAAGGCGTGAATACCCAGCTTGTGACCGGTGTCGGGCCGCTGGTGGTGAAGGTCATGTCGATCGTGCCATCAAACTTGGTCACGATTGAGTGCTGCTGGATACGGTCAGGTATCGGCTGTGTCTTGTCGTTGACCTGGCCAGTCGTGCTCTTGTTGCTGTTGGCAACCTCTGTGCAGTCGACTGGCTTGTCTGGATCTACAGCTGGTTCTTCACCAATCTCAGGCTCATCAGGGCTGACACCGCTTGCTTGGATGTCAGGGACTGTTGGGCAGCAGCTCATGAGGCACTAGAGGCCGCCGAGGCTGGTGCTGGTGGGCCGGGTGTCGTCTCAGCTGGCAGTGGTGGTGCCTCATAGAACTCGATGAGCCTGCGAATAATCGACTCGAGATCTAACTGACGCCTTTCGCTGTCAGCAATCCACTGTGCCAAGGCAAGTTGGTCAGCGGTGAGGACATTTATAGGAGCCGGAAACGGTGGCAGTGCCTTCTGCTGGTCAGTTGCCTTGCGCACGATGTAGTCATGCTGGACGACAACTTCCTTGCGGACGAAGGTCTCACAGCCAGTTAGGCCGATGACGAGAAGGAGTGAGAGCAGGAGCTTCATGGCAGTGCCTCCCGTGCCGTGCGCTGTTTCTGGATGGTGTCGACTGTAGCTTGAAGGACCGGGCTGAGCTGGACCTTGTTGGCTGGGTCAGTGGCCATTGTGCGAATGACAGCAGACAGGTCATTGATGACCTTCTGGTTCTTCTTGCGATCTGCATCGAGATTGGTCAAGGCTACCTGAATGTCAGCCTTTTCCTTCTGCAGCTGAGAGATGGCAAGCTGATTGGCAGTATTGACCTTCAGTGCCTCATCGCGGGCGGTTTCGGCCTCATCGCGCTCAGCCTTGGCAGTTGCTGCCTCGGCCTGTGCACTTGATACTTGGTATGTCTTGTAGGCAGCCCAGCCGCCAAGTGCTAGGAGAAGGACGAGGATGGCTACGCCCTTCACTCCCAGTGCTGTAAAGATTGGCATGATGTGTATGTCCTATGCGGTATGGAGATGTTTAGCCGATACTTCCGGGTCCCGTGATGACAGGGGTTTGCCAAGGGCCAACCAGTCGAGCCTTGCCGGAGACTGCGGTGCTGAAGGTAAGCGTTAGCGTGTTGTCATCGGTGTAGATGACAGAGCTTGGCAGGATCTTAACTACCACGCCATTGACTGTGACCATTGCGTCAGAGACGACTGGACCGCCCATGTTGTGGGTGATGGTCCAGGTTGTCGCTGGGGTGGACTGAGTGTGTTCGTAGATAAAGCTCATGCGCTCACCATTGCCGTTCCTGCGAACGCCATTGTAAAGGTTACAGTACAGGTGTCGGTATCGATGTAGGTCACCTCAGATGCCAGGATCTTTTCCTGTGCACCGTTGATGGTGACATACACGTCAACAACAGGATAGCCCTTCAGATAATGGGCAATGGTCCAGGTTGTTGATGCCGTTGCCTGCACATGCTTGTACATTGTTGAAATCTTCTGTGACATGACATGCCCTCCAGATTACTGCAGGCGGGCGTAGCCTGCCTGTGCTGTAGAGAAGGTGATGGTCGTCTGATTGACGCTGTCATGCGTGATGCTGGCTGGCTGCACTTCGTTGTTGCCGATGAACACGCGAACGACTGGGTTGTAGCCGAGGTTGTGTGCAATGACCCACGTTGTAGCAGCAGTCGATTGGTAGTACGTGTAGGCGTAGGTTGGCTTCACGAGACCGTCGAAGTGACCAGTGACGATAACAGCGCGACCAGCGAGAGCGTAGTTGAAGACAACTTGGACGTTGTCTGCATCAACAGTAGTGATGGTGTCAGGGATCAGCACCTGTGATGCATTGTCATAGACCTGAACGTTTACACTGGTAGTGTTCAACTTGTGGTTGATGTTCCAGACGGTGGCAGCCGATGATTGAGTATGGGTGTATGCAGTGATCTCACGGGTCAGGGGAACCCAGACTGGGAGATTGTTTGCGATGCTGACGCAGATGTAGACCGTACTGTTGACAAATGCAACTTGACCCTGCTTAGGGTTAGTTGGGAAAGCCGACAGGGTGGACAGCACTGCGTTCTGTAGCTCATTCTGCTGGAGGTTTGCGTCGCCGTAGAACTTCATGGTGGATCCTTTGAATAGGGATGTGGTCGCAGGTATTTATGCTGCAAGTCACTAGACCAGAAAAAAGGGCAGTCCTAGGACTGCCCTTTCAGGTAGAGCTCAGAAGAGCCCGTATTGCTTAGGCAACTGCCATTACGATAACCGTGCCGGAGATGGCCGTGTTGAAGGTAACAGTCAGCTGTGATGTGCTGTCGAACACGATCGACTGTGGGATCACCACGTTGTCGGTGCTGTCAACAACAGTCACGTTGCAGAACTTGGCGCCGAGCGCGTGAGCGACGACCCAGGTTGTAGCAGCAGCAACAGGCACGGTGGCAAGAGTGCCGAAGCCTTGCATGTGGTAGATCTTCTTGTTGATCCACTGACCACCGGCAGTGTAGCTGAGCACTTCACCAGCAGCTGGTGTCGTGACAGTCACGTCATTGTGGTCAGCAACCGAGGTTGAGCCAACAACTGCGGCGCGGGTAACGTTCTGCCAGTCGCCAGCGGTCTTCGTGAGCAGGTCACCAGTTGCAGCAGCATCAGCAGACGAGACGTTGGTCAGGTCGTCGAGTGTAGCTGTCAGGGTAACAGCACCAGCGGTCACGGTGAACATGTTGGCGTCGAAGGAAGCCACACCGGTGTTCGATGCATCAGCCAGACGGATGTCAAGTGCAACACCGTTGGTAGCGACTGTCGAAGAGACCAGGCCAGCAACCGTTGACGAGAAGGTCAGCGTTTCGCCGAGAGCAACTGCGTCAGAGCCAGTGGTACCAGCGATCGTGACCGTGCTGTTTGCCAGCTGCGTGTTCGTAACACCGGCTGCCTTGATGGTGATGTCACCAGCAGTAGCAGTGAACGATGCAGTGTTGAACGTTGCAACACCCTTCTGGCTAGCAGAAGCGTCAGAAGCAGTGATCGTGACAGTCGAAGTGCCAGCTGGCGATTCGGTCGTTGCGGTCGAGATGCCTTGTGTCGAAACACCCTTGATCTGCAGCGTGTCGCCGAGAATCAGGGAGTCGGTACCGGAGTCACCGTTCAGCGTGAACTGTGGGTGCAGCAGCATTGCGTTCGTCACACCAGCAGCGCTGATCTTCAGGCCAGTAGCTGACTGCTCGAGACCAGAACCCGTGTCCAGAACGAACGTGAGTTGGTCGCCAGTAGCAGTACCAGTACCAGTCAGTTGCAGTGCGAGGTTCGAAACAACGTCGATACCGATTTCGTCAGTTGGCAATTCCTTGATACCAGCACCGAGGTTCAGGTAGATGGTGTTGCCAGTGTTGGAGATACCGGTGCCCCAGATGAAGGCTTGGCCGCCGGAGAACTGCGAGAATGCGACTGGCGAGGTGCCAACGGTCGTGACCGTCAGGGTTTCCGTCCAACCAGTGCCTTCGTTGACAGTACCTTGCTGAACGAACACGGCAGAACCGTCGAACTCAGCAGCAGCGTCCATGTCCAGAGCGCGCGTCATTGCGGTAGCAGCACCCGTGAAGATGTAGACACCATTCTCAGAAGCGGTCGTCTGGTTCTTCAGAAGAACACGATCACCAGCTGTCAGCGTAACGCCGTCGATTGTTGCGCCAGGGGCAGAAACAGTGACGTTGGCGATAGAAGCTGCAACAACTGCATTCTTCCATGACAGACCTTGAGTAGCAGCGTCAACGTAAGCCTTGTTGACAGCGTCAGTACCAGCAACAGCTGTAGAGTTCAGCGTGATAAAGGTGCCAGAAGCCATGACCAGGTTGCCAGTCATC